TATACTACAATCTATGCGGTGTTCTCATAATATTTATAATAAAGTGAGTTATGACAGTAGTTTGGTGTGCCGAGCACATTAACTTTTATTCCAATTTAGAGAAAGCATTTCTTTATACTTCCATTCTTACATGGAAGCATTTTTATCCTCAACATACTACTCATTTATATTGTGATTCACAAAGTAAACAGATTATAGATCAAATAGGCATAACTCATTTATGGGATGTTGTTGATACTGAAATATTAGATCGCAAACAATATAATTTTAATGAGGATGCTTTTTGGGCATCATCCAAATTAAAGGTTATTAAAGAACTCAAATCTCCATTTGCTATAGTGGATCTAGACTTATTTATTAAGCATAAATTTATTCCTGAAAAACATTGGGAAAACGCTGTTATAGGCAATTTTATGGAGGTAACTACCAAACATTACCCAGAACCTTATAAGATAAGAAAATATATGGATTTGCCTAACTGGGAATGGGATGATAAGGCTATTAATGTGGCTTTTTTATATATTAATAATGAAGAATTAAGGCAAGAATATGCTAGTACTGCTTTAGAATGGATGCAAACTATGACTGATAAAGGAGGAACTATTAATGGGCTCAACATGGTGTTTTGTGAGCAAAAATTACTATGGCAATTAGTTAAAAAACATAATGCTAGTCATAAATTTTTATTTAATGAAACTTTAGTTTGCCATAAAAATGAATGGGAGGTGAATAACTTAGGTTTATTTAGCAATGAAGATCAATATAATTATGCTGTACATTTTGGACCAGGTAAAAGAACTACATTTGATAAAAACGATCCACATTGGGTATTATGTTCTCAAAACATATTAGAAACATTTTATAAATTATTTCCTCATTTAAGTAAAAATATTTTAAATATATTAAATAACGGCCATGTTTGATTTAGATTACATAAGCAAAAACATAACTAATAATCAAGATATTCCTGTCCCATATAGATGGACACATGGAGCTACTGATTTACATTTAGGAGACGGACTAATAGTATATTCTATTATCCAGCATATGAGAGCTAAAAACTGTGTTTGTATAGGCTCAGGAGGAGGTTTTATTCCTAGAATAATGACTCAAGCTAGACGTGATTTATATGATCAAGGTATATTTGATGGTAATAATGAGTTTAATTGGGGAGATATAGGTGCTACTTATGTAGTAGACGCATGTAATGGGATAGGAGGACCAACTGATTTAGAAGATGAGAAATCATTTTATAGAACTCACTTCTATCCTCGTTTTGTAAAGGATACTTCTGAAAATGCTTACCACAACTTTTTTATTTTACAAGATATTAAGATAGATGTGTTGTTTATTGATGGAGATCATTCATATAAAGGTGTAAAAAAAGATTTTGAGTTATATTCTCAAATATTATCACCAAATGGTATTATAATAATACATGACACTGATATTAATTATGAACAATCATTAATTGTATCTGAGGATAATAAAAAGGATTATCATCGTTTTGATGGTCCTTCTCGTTTAATTAAAGAATTAGAAAAAAATGATAAATGGAATTTGGTAAACCTATTTAATTTTAGTATATTACCGAATAAACCATCCTCTACAGGGATAACAATAATAAATAAAAAATAATGTTACGATTAATAACGGTTACAGGTTCTAGAACAAACACATTATATCATATGCTTAAACATTATGCTCATCTTGTTGATGAGATGTGGATAGTAGTATATGAATGGGATGGTTTTAGCACATATGATGAAGTAATGAAAATAGCTTCTAAATTTCCAAACGCTATAGTTAAGAGAAGCGGACCTATGGAAAAATTTAATTGGAACCATGTTACAAACTTATATAATAAGTTTAAAATGGAACATCCAAATGATTGGTGGGTAATAGCTGATGATGATGAATTTCATATGTACTCTCAACCACTAAAAAGTATTGTACAATCATGTGAAGCACACGGATGGGAACTAGTTAGAGGAGGATTTGTAGATAGAATAGGACCTAACGGAACCTTCCCTGTACTTAATGATAATGAAGATATATTTAAACAATTTCCTCTAGCTGGATTTTTTAGATATCCATTATCAGGAGCATGTCCAAATAAAATTTGTGTAGCTAAAGGATATATAGAATTAACTCCTGGACAACATTATGCTAAAATAGATGGACAAACAACATGGAAATGGCAAGGGTGGAATCACCCGTTAATTGCTCCTACTGACATATACAATGTTCAAGTTCATCATTTTAAATGGGATAGCACTTGTATAAAAAGAATTAAAGAAGTATCTGACATTAATTCAGTTAATTCATTTTCAGAAGAATACAGAGTAATGTATAATGCTATAAAAGAAAATGACTTTAAAATTGATATAACAGATTCTAGATTTATGATTCAAGAAACATATAACATTTATACTGAGTGGTATAAATTATGGAAAATAATACAATCAATATAATATGACAAAAGCAGAAAAAGAAAAAGAAGAATTACTTTTAGAAACAAGAAAAGTAAAAGCATTAGAAAAAATTGCTAATAGTTTAGATGATCTATCTACTTGGTTCTCAGATGTTGATAAAGACGAGTGGAGTGATAGAATACAATTCTATTTAGCTGAATGGCATAATACAACAAAACCAAAAGATCCAACTATAAATGGATAAAAAATTAGGTATTATAGTACCTTATAGAGATAGATATGATCAACTTATATCATTTAAGTCATCAATTAGTAGTTATTTAAAATCAAAAAATATAGATTTTGAATTAATAATTGTTGAACAGGATGATGCTAAGTTATTTAACAGAGGAAAACTATTAAATATAGGGTTTAAACAAGCTATAAAACTTAAATGTGATTATGTAGTATTTCATGATGTTGATATGCTTCCTATTGAAGTAGATTATTCATATTCATATACTCCTTTATTACTAGCTACACAAAGAGCATCATTTGATGAATTTTTTAGTAGTGTAATTTTATTTCCTATAGAACATTTTGAAAAAATAAATGGATATTCTAATGAGTATTGGGGATGGGGATTTGAAGATGATGATTTACTATTTAGATGTAAGGTGAATAATATTCCTTTAGATAAAAAAGAAATTAAAGTAGTTAGTAGTCATAACGCTGCTTTGAAATTTAATGGATATAATGCTTATGTAGAGAGTTTATATAAACCTAAAGATGAGTCTACTATTTTTATATCATTTAAGCCACAAGATTTAGTTTTAAATCATGAAACATTTGATGATGAGTTTGTAATATTTTCTTTACCTAAACTTGATTTAAAAATATCTTATGACTCTTATTCTAAGTATAAAGTAGTGATTAATGATGTTAAAGAAAATATATTATATATTAACTCTGAAAGATTAAATCCATATAAAACTAACTTATGTGTCACTATATGTGATAATAAAATAAAATTATATCAAGATGGTGAATTTACTGGAGAAACTAAATATAGTGAATTAAAAAATAATGATGATAAGAATTTTTATTTAGGACAAACATTCACAGGTTTAATATATAATTTAGCTATATATGATAGAGCATTAACTGATAAGGAAATAAAAGAAATATCTCAGAACAAATACTTTGGATTAACTTATTTTGACTCATCTATTAATTTAAAGACATATTATGATGCTAGTTTTATTAAAGAGTACCAATTGGTAGATTTAAGTGAACATAAAAATAAAGGAAAAATATATAACTGTGAAGTAATATCATGTAATATAGAAGACAATAATATTATTGAAGTACCATTTAGACGAGAATCTACATTTAGCCTATTACCTCATGATAACAATGGATTTGTGAATGGAGGATGGAAAGATATTAACACAAGATACAACCAGCTAAAGTTTAGTAATGAAGTGTCTAAAGGATATATTAATACAAAAGAAGATGGTTTAAATAACTTGCATTATAAAGAACATAGTAACAATAAATTTGATAACGAAACCCATATAGTTGTTAAAATATGAAATTAGGAGTTTGTGTACCGTATAGAAACAGAGAAGCTCATTTGAAAGAGTTTATACCTCGTGTAGGAAAGTTCCTAGAAGAAAAAGGTATAGAATATTGTATGTATTTTGGTCATCAAGTAGATGATAAATTATTTAATAGAGGAGCTATGAAAAATATAGCTGCTAAACATGCTTTTGAAGATGGGTGTGACTATGTAGTTTGGCATGACATTGATATGATTCCAGTTGATGATAATTGTGATTATTCTTTTCCAACTGAAAATCCAAGACATATAGCAGTTAATATTTCAAAACATAATTATCATTTGAAGTATGAAGATTACTTTGGTGGTGCTGTTATATTTTCTAAAGAACAAGTTGAAAAAACAAATGGTTATTCAAATGAATATTGGGATTGGGGTATGGAAGATGATGATTTATTTTGGAGATGCATTTATGAAGGATACGCTAATATTAGTTATTTAGATTATAAAGATAAAACTAATACTTTTTTAAGATTCAATGGCGTAAACTCTCAGGTTAAAATACCTGTAAGTCCTACTTTAAAAGATTTAACTCATAGATCTCATACTATATCAATATTAGTTAGAGCATTTCAACAGCAGGATAAAATGTCTATCTATTTAATAGGATCAGACAATAAGCAATTTGTTGAATATCCTATACTAAGAAGACCAGGATATGATTACAGTATATCTTATAATAACTCTAGAGCTTATACATCAATGGTATGGAATACATTTAATAAGCCTTATTACCAATGGATGAAACGTTTTGAAAATCAATGGAGTTGGGTAACAATAGCTACAGATACTGATGAGAAAAAAATTCACATTTATATGAATGGAATTGAGTCTCAAGCCTCATCAGGTACAGGAACTGACTCTCCAGCAACATATGAAGGTAGTTTAAAACGTTATAATGAAATGGAATATTATTTAGGTACATCTCCATTTTTAGGAGATGATAATCCTGGAAAATATTTTAGAGGAGATATGGCTAAATTAATGATGTGGGATAGATGTTTAAGTAAAGAAGAAATTAATGAATCATTTAATAATATTATACAAGATGGTTTAGTTTTAGATTATGATTTTAGCCATGATAAATTATTAAAAGATCAAACAGGAAATAATAATAATGGTTTAGTATTAGACTGTTTAAAAATAGATGAAGAAATAAAAATACCTAACACTATTGTACCTCATAGAACACCAGGAAGAATGGATTGCCTAGAACATCCTGATGAAGGATTTCATGAAGGTAATTGGATAAAAGGCAAAACAACTGCACGTAACGAGGAACGATTTATAATGAAGATGCAGCAAGGTGAAATCGATTATAAAAATGAAGGTATGAATACCTTAAAATATACTTTAGTGGATATTAAAGAAATAACCCCTAAAGCTAAATTAATTAACGTAATGTTATAATATTTATTACAAGCAAATAAAGGAAATATGTCAGATGAATTAAGGTCATGGAGAGATAGAAATCTCAATAAAGTAAGTAAAAGTTTTTGCGCCGCTAAATGGCTAAATGCTAGTTTGCATTTAGGACATGGCTTTACAAATTCATGCCATTTACCATTACCACACCCAGTAGATTTAGAAGAAATTAAGAAAAATCCATCAGCTCTTCATAATACTCAACATAAAAAAGAAATGAGAAAAATGATGCTGAAAGGCAAACGCCCAGCAGAATGCTCATATTGTTGGAAAATTGAAGATATAGGAAGAGATAATATTTCTGATCGTGTGTATAAAAGCAGAATATATTCTGATGAAGATATTAAACGTATTTCTCAAGCACCATTTCATGAAGATGTTAATTTAAAGACTGTAGAGATCAGTTTTGATAGAACCTGTAATTTTGCTTGTAGCTATTGTAACGCGGGTTACAGTACAACATGGGGTAAAGAAATCAGTAAATTTGGACCTTACCAAAAATTCAAAACAGTATCAGCTGAAGCGTATCAAAATAATGGATCATGGGCTGAGAAGTATGGAAAACATAATGATTTTAATCCATATGTAGAAGCATTTTTAGCATGGTGGCCTGAATTATCTAAAGAATTACAAGAATTAAGAGTCACAGGAGGCGAGCCTAGTGCGAGTCATAACTTTTGGAATTTTATTGAAACTCTAAAACAACATCCAGCTGAAAATCTAGCTTTAGCTGTTAATTCTAATTTAGGAATGGCTGAAGGTACTTTACAGAAGCTTATTCAAATGACTAAAGATATTAAAGTAAAAGAATTTGATTTATACACAAGTAATGAATCAATGTTTGGTCACGCTGAATATATCCGTGATGGATTAAAATACGATGTTTGGAGAAAAAACCTAGTAGAATTTATTGAGAATGCTAATTTCAGATCAGTAACAATAATGATGACTATTAATAGTCTTTGTTTATTTAGTATTGATGAGTTTTTAGATGATATGTTATCACTAAAGGAAAAATATGGACCTAATAGACCAAATGTAGACTTAAATATTCTACGTTGGCCTGGGTTTATGTCTCCATTAGCTTTACCTGATGAAATTAAAAAATCACTCCATTCTAAACTTAAAAGATGGTATAATAAAAATAAGAAAAATCCTTTATTTAATGATGGAGAAAAAGCTCAAATTGAGCGCTTAATTGATTATATTGAAGTAGTTCAAAAAGGACATAACTACACTGAAGATGATAAAAGTTTACTATGGCATGATTTTAAATCATTTTATGTACAATATGACTTCAGACGTGGTAAAGATTTTAAAATGACATTTCCTGAATTAGCTGAGTGGTATGATTCTATCAAAGTAGATCAAAGTATACCATCAGTAGAAATGCGAGATGGAGCTATCACTCATTTCGAAAGAGGAGAATATGTTTCACCTCCAGGAGTAACACCAACCCCAAAGTTGATATAAATGAAAGTATTAATAACAGGAATAGCAGGATTGCTAGGAAGTAGACTAGCAGATTGGATTATTGAGAACCATCCAGAAGTACAAATTGTAGGTATAGATGACCTATCAGGAGGATATAGATCAAATGTGAATTCAAAAGTTAATTTTTGGCAGATGAATTTAGTAAATCATCCAATTGAAAATTGTTTTGAAGATCATAAATTTGATTATGTATTTCACTTTGCTGCTTACGCGGCTGAAGGTTTATCTCCTTTTATTAGAAAATATAACTATGAAAACAATTTAATTTCTACAACTAGAATAGTAAATAATTGTATAAAGTATGGAGTTAAAAGATTAGTATTTTCATCTAGTATGGCTGTATATGGTCATGGTAATGGAAATGTTTTTGATGAGAATCAAATACCTTCTCCAATTGATCCATATGGTATTGCTAAATACACTTGTGAAATGGATATTAAAGTAGCAGGTGAACAACATGGATTAGATTGGTGTATTATTCGACCTCACAATGTTTATGGTGTTAAACAAAACATTTGGGACAAATATAGAAATGTATTAGGCATTTGGATGTATCAATATTTAGAAGGAGAGTCAATGACTATATTTGGTGATGGTCAACAAACAAGAGCATTTAGTTTCATAGATGACTCTCTTAAACCATTATGGAATGCAGCTACAAAACCAGAAGCATCTAAACAAATTATTAATTTAGGAGGTATAAAAGAATATTCAATTCTTGAAGCCAATGAACTTTTAAGAAAAATAATAGGTGGCGGAGAAGTGAATTTTGTAGAACAAAGACATGAAGTTAAATATGCTATTCCTACATATCAAAAATCAATTGATATTTTAGAATTTGAGCATAAAACAGATTTAGAAGAAGGCTTAACTAAAATGTGGGATTGGGCTCAAAAACAATCAAAAAGAAAACGTTTTGTTTGGAAACAATATGAATTAGATAAAGGACTATATAAATTTTGGCAATAATGATATTCATGTATGAAAATAAGGAGCATTTTTTAAATTTCACATCGTGTCATGACACAAATGTTTCTGGTATAAAAAGATTTGGAAGTTCTCCATTAGTACTCGCTTTAACAAGTACTTTAACTTGGATGGAAGGACAAACTATTACTTTTAGATCTACTGACAGTTTCCCTCTATTCCAATCAGTAGATGTTGATAGACATAAAAACACAAAAAACTATATTATTCCTTCCTCTGTGACTCATAGTCCTATTGATTGGGCGGGAGGCTATGAACCAAGTAAAGGTAAAAGTTTATTTGATCATCTTAATAACAAGTACTTAACAGATTTAAGAAATAATGAAGCATTTTTACTTTTAGACCAAAGTTTTGAAGGATATCATGCTCATTGGTTATGGGATTTTTTCCACTCTGAATGCCATAGAAAAGGAATCAATGCCTTTAATATTATTTATGTGACTGGAGATATCATAGCTGAAGAGACCTATAAGAAATATGCAGATGAACATAACATTCCAGAAGGAGATAGAATGTTAGTATTAGGGTATCCTCACTTTCAAGTTGATGTATTCTTAAATGCTAGTAATAAGGTTCATTTATTTAATGAAGATCCTTTACCTAGTTTTGAAGATCATATTAAATACAAAATAGAAAATTTAGACCAAATTAAAACATATGCTTGTTTAAATAAAAGATTAAGACCTCATAGAATATGGTTTTATAGTTATCTTTATTATAACAATTTATTAGATAAAGGACTAGTTAGTATGAATCCTTATCAATCCACAGATATGATATGGTGGGAAGGAAGAACAATGGAAGGAGAAAGATTTGCTGAACCATTAAAAATTTTACCTCTTGATGTATATGGAAAATCAAACAAAGAATTTGGTGACGATTTTTATATAAATAGATTCAACCCAGAAGTATGTCTAGATACTTGGATTAATGTAATACCAGAAGCATCTTATGGGGATATGGATGGTAATGTGTTTTTAAGTGAAAAAACATTTAAAGCAATTGTTTGCCATCATCCTTTTATTATATTAGGTAGTAAAGGTAGTTTAAAAGAATTAAAAAAATTAGGATATAAAACATTTGATAGATGGATAGATGAATCTTATGATGAATTAGATACATGGGAAAGATTTGAAGCTATTACAGAAGCTATTAAAAAAATAGATGCTATAGAAAATAAATTAGAATGGTTTAAATCAATGGAATCTGTATTAAAACATAATTATAAAATTTTAAAAAGAAATGTGTTAAATAGACCTCCATTAGCATTTGATAAAATAAAAGAACGTTATTCATCTCGTCATAAAAAATTACTATAATGTATAAATTTCAATATAAAGATATTAACATAACTGATAACTCTAAAGTCATTATAGCTTTAGGAGATAGCTTCACTCAGGGACAAGGTGCTTGTGATGTTCCAATTTGGGAACAATACAATTGGGATTTAAAACTAATGCAAGGTAAACATGAAAAAGATATATTATCTTATGAGTATGAAGGCGCTTGGGTTAACCAATTATGTAAAAATTATATGCCTGACTGGACACCTATTAATTTAGGTTTAAGAGGATGTGGTAATAGAGCAACTGTTAAAGAATTATACTTACATCCATCATTAGGTATAGAAAAAGCAAAAGAAAAAATAGTAATATTTGCTATTACAGGTCTAGAACGATTTGACTTTATAAATAAAGAATTCTATGATCATCACCATTTTTTTGCGATGTGGCCTAGCCCATGGAGTGATGGAGTTACTAATAAAAAACTTTGGGAAGCATATTATGAAGATATATATGATGATAGATTCGCTGCTATTGAACTTTTATTAAATGTTCAAGAAGTATTAACTTGGTGTAAAGCTCATAATGCTAAATTTATATTATGTAGTGCTTTTGATAATAGACTTAATAAAAAACACTTTGCTGAAAGTTTAGATAATCCCGGAAATAAAATTACAGCTGAATTAATAGATTTGATAGATTGGGATAATATATTTAGACCTCAAGGATTTGAAAATTTTACAGATATGTTAGTACATTATGAAGATAGAGATGATTTAAAAGGAGGAGGATTTTATATGTGGGCTCATGAACAGAAAAAAGGAACCCCAAAAGGATACTTCACACCATGCGCTCATCCTTCTTATAAAGGACATAATTTAATAGCTAAATCTATTTATGAATACATCCAGAATGATTTTAAAAATACAAAACCACCTGTTAAGATAATTTAATATGAATCAATTACCTCATTTTCCTTGGTATTTTAATAAAAAAGAATTTTTTAAGATAAATACATCTATACAAAAAGAAATGGATTTTTATCCCGCTGATCATGAAAATACCTTTAATCAAAATCTTTTAACTCAACCTGAAGATTGGCATTATAGAACTAAAAAAGTTAAATATCTGTTAAACACATATGGGTATAGAGCCCCAGAATTTGATACTATTGATTGGAGTGAATCTGTAGTGTTATTTGGATGTTCATGCACATTTGGAATAGGTGTAGCTGAAGATGAAACTATATCTTATTTATTAAGTCAAAAACTAAATAGACCTGTGATAAACATGGGATGGCCTGGTGGTTCTAATATGAATATGCTAATGAATTCTTTAGTATTAGCTCAATCTTCTAAAACTCCTTATGCTGTAGTATTTTTATGGAGTACAACAGATAGAATTCCTCTTTTTACTGATAGACAATTATACAATATAGGACCATGGGACACTAAAGAAAATCAAAAACATGTAGAATATAGAGATTCATATAATGATGTTTATACAAACCTATATGAAAATCATAATTTCTTTATCCAAAATGAAACAATGTATAGCTATTTTACATCACAATTTGCTAAGGAAATATGGAAAGATAAAACAAAATATATAACAGGAACCTTTTTTAATAACACAGCTTTAAGCATGGATATTGAAAATGTATTTAGAATAGATAATAAAGCTAGAGATTTAGTTCACCCTGGATTAGGATCAAATCAAACTGTTGCTGATAGTCTATCATACTTAATATCAAGATATGGAAAAAATTATTTGTAGTTTAGAAGGCTATGATAGTATATTAAATTCAAATCGTCCTAATGGTTTTTCTAGAACATGGTATTTAGAAGAATTAGGAGAAATTAAATATCCTTTAATGTGGGGTGAGTGGAATATTTTTAAAAATATCAACAATAAAACTGGATTAGTTCAAGGAGAAGAAGTTAAAAATATAAACTGTCCTTTATATGGATGTGAGATACTAGACTATAGAAACATGGATCAAGTAGGAAATAATCCTCACATATATGTTATAAATGTTTATCATCCATTTTTCTTTGAAACTTCTAGAAATATAGGATTTTCATGTATATCTCCAAAGTACTTAGAAGATATAAGACAAGGAAAAAGTAAAATATTAATTTGTTGCTATAATGAAGGATATTCAGGTTCAGATGGTAATAAGGATTTAGAAATTATTGAAGAATGGAGAATAAAAGCACATTTACCTTCTAAATCAGTTTACTACATCACAGCTAACTTAATAGCGGATAAAATAGCTAAAGAAAAAGGATTAGATTTAGAAGTTAGATGTTTAGGTACTTTTGAACCATGTGTTAAATTTTTCTATGAAGACAGTATTATTCCATTTAATCCAATAGATGAAAAATATTTATTTTTATCATACAATCGACAAATACGTTTTCAACGTCAAAAATTTGTAGGTGAATTAAGAGAAAAAGGTTTATTAGAAAAAGGATTAGTAAGCTTAGGTAAAATAAACAATTATACTCTTTGTAGAGATTTACCTGAAGAATTACAACAATGGTATTTAGATAATACTCCCTTGACTATAAGTGATGATATTACTCCTAATCTAGCCTGTAATATATACGCCCCAGATTTTGAACGAACATTTATGTCAGCAGTCACAGAGACTCTCACTAATAAAGGAACTTTATTCTTATCAGAAAAAACATGGAAACCTCTTCTTGTAGGTCATCCTTTTGTAACATACGCTAATAAAGGAACTTTAGCTTATTTAAGAAGTATTGGTTTTAAAACATACGGAAAATGGTTTGATGAAAGCTATGATGATATAGAAGATGAAACTACTAGACATAAAATGGTAGTGGAACAAATATCTAGATACAAAGATAAATCAGCTGAAGAACTTAAAGCAATAAGAGAAGAAATGAAGATGACTATAATTCATAATCAACTTCGTTTCAGACAAATGTTCTCAGAAAGATACAATATGAGAAATGAAAGTTTAGTATTAATAAGTTATTTTGAAGAAATTTGGAATACAATAAAAGATAAATAATGGGAAGAATTTTTACATTTGGGTGTAGTTTTACAGAGTATAGTTGGCCAACATGGGCTGATATGATATTACATAAACGTGAAGGGGTTAATTATGGTATATGAGGAGGTGGATTTGAGCAGATTTTGAGTAGTTTAGTTCAATGTGATATAGACTACAAATTAACTAAAGATGATTATGTGTTTATAGTCTATCCTAATTTATTAAGATGGGATGCTCCTACATATCCTAAAATGCTATGTTATGGAAATGCTATTACTTCACCTTGGATAGACCATAAAGATAAATTATGGAATGTTGAGGGCATGGTTTATAAAAATTTAAATTGGATGTACATGATTAATGAATTTTTAATTCATAAAGGAGTAACATTCAGATATGGTAGTATAACTAAAATATTTACTTATTTAGAGAATTATTTTTTAGATGCTTATCAAATTGAAGGAGATGTCTTAAAACATTTAGAATATATAAAAAATCATATTCCGTTATTAACAGATTTCTACACATATATGTACGGGAACCAAAATGATGATAACCAGTGGCAATCAACAAAAGAATGGAAGAATCGTGGTGATTATCATCCACGCCCTAAACACCATTATGGATGGTTAAAAAATATTCTTTTGCCTACCTTAAATTTAGACGTATATTTAACATTAGATGATATAACCCATATGGAAAAAGCAATAGATAACACTGATGAATATAATGTTGTTGAAGATTATTTTTCCCATTCAGGATATGAAAGCAATAGAAAAGATTGGTATAAACTAAAAAAATATAATTAATAATATGAAAGTAGGTTTTATTGGAGTAGGAAAATTAGGTAAAGACGCCGCTGAAGTTATGTATGAAGCAGGTCATGATGTTTTAGGCTATGATACTAGAACAATTCTTGACTGTAAATTTGAAATGACATGGCAACTAGAAGATGTTTGTAAACATGGTGAAATTATTTTCATTGCTGTTCCAACACCTCATCATCCGGATTATGATGGTAGTCAACCAACATCACATTTAGAACCAAAAGATTTTAACTATAGTATTGTCAAAGATATACTAGAAGAAGTTAATCAATATACAACTAAAGACCAATTAGTAGTATTAATATCAACTGTATTACCTGGTACTATAAGAAGAGAATTTATTCCATTAGTAAAAAATTATAGGTTTATTTATAATCCTTATTTAATTGCTATGGGTACTGTAAAAGAAGATATGGTAAATCCTGAAATGGTGATTATCGGAACTGAAGATGGACATGTGACAGGTGACGCAAATATATTAATTGATTTTTATAATACATTTGTTAAGCCTAATACCAGATATGAAATTGGTACTTGGGATGATGCTGAAGCAATTAAAATATTTTATAACACATTCATCTCAGCTAAGTTATCATTAGTTAATATGATAATGGATGTAGCTGAAAAGAATGGTAATATGAGTACTGATGTTGTAACAGGAGCCTTAGAAAGAAGTACAACTAGAATTATGGGTCCTTCTTATATGAAAGCAGGTATGGGAGATGGAGGCGCATGTCACCCAAGAGATAATATTGCTTTAAGATATATATCTGAAAAATATAAATTAGGATATGATTTATTTGAACCTATTATGACCGCTAGAGAAGAACAAGCTCGTAATATAGCTAAACGATTAATAGAATTACATGATGTATATGATTTACCAATAGTAATACTAGGAGAAAGCTACAAACCAGGTGTACCATATGTTGATGGTTCATATTCAAAATTAATTGGACATTATTTAGAAAATAAACTAGGATATGAAAATTTGAAATATGATTATACTGATAAAGCAGCTGTGTATTTATTAGGCCATAGAGGCGTTTTTAATGACACTGTCTTCCCTAGTGGTAGTATTATATTAGATCCATGGAGAGAAAGAAATAAACCTGATACAATATTTTATGGCGGCAAAAAATAATATATTAGGCATATCAGCTTACTATCATGACTCATCAGCTTGTTTATTTCAAGATGGTAAATTAGTATTTGCTTGTGAAGAAGAGAAATTCACAGGAGTAAAACATGACTCTAGTTTTCCTATTAACACTATAGAATATATTAAACAACATTATACTGATAAATTTGATTTAGTTTGTTATTATGAAAAACCATCTCTTAAATTACTAAGAGCATTTAAACATAATTGGAGATCAATTCCTCGTATTTTATACACTAATATCAAATTATGGTTTGAATTAAAGAAAATAAGTAAAAATATTTTCTACTCAACACATCATGACTCACATTTAATGTATTCTTATTACTCATCACCTTATAATGACGCTACTTTAGTTAGTATAGATGGAGTTGGTGAGGAAGAAACATTAAAAATAGTTGAAGTGAAAGATGGAAATTTTATAACCAAAAAAACAATCACTTATCCTCATTCATTAGGATTACTATACTCAGCAATTACTGCTTATTTAGGATTTAAACCAAATGAAGGAGAATATAAAGTAATGGGTTTAGCATCTTATGGAGACCCATCTGAATATAAAGGTAAATTTAGAAAACTATTATGTTATAGAAAAGGATTACAAGTTAATATGAAATATTTTACTTGGAATGAAAGTAATAAAGTTATGTTTAACCATAAACTAATTAAATTACTTGGAGATAATAGATTACCTAATGAACCTATAACTCAGCGACATAAAGACATAGCGGCTTCACTTCAGTGGATATATGAAAAAGCATTATTTCATTTCTTAAATGAACACCCAGGCGAAAATTTATGTTTAAGTGGTGGATGCGCTTATAATGGTACAGCTAATGGAAAAATAAAAGAAAACACACCATATAAAAACATATGGATTCCAACTTCTCCATCTGATGCTGGTTCATGTATAGGTGCTTGTTTAAATTATTTAAAAGTAAGAATACCTGATGATCCCTTTTTAGGTCCTGAGTATGATTTAGAATTTTGTAACTCTAAACCTTTAGACATAAATACCATTGCTAAAGAATTAAATAATGGAAAAGTAGTAGGATGGTATGAGGGTAAAATTGAATTTGGAGCTAGAGCACTAGGACATAGAAGTATATTAGCTAACCCAACATTGCCTGGAATGCAAGACCGTATAAACGCTTTAATCAAAAAACGCGAGATGTTTAGACCATTTGCACCTATGGTACTTAAATCCGCTCAAAACGTTTATTTTGAGTCTAATGACTATGTTCCTTATATGAATCAGGTAGTTAAAGTTAAGGAAGAATATAGATCACAATTACCCGCTGTAACACATGTTGATGGAACAGCTCGTATACAAACAGTTCATGATAAAAAAAGTAAAATATTTAAATTACTAAAAAGCTTTGAAACCCAAAGTGGTTTTCCTATATTGCTAAATACATCATTTAACATAAAAGATAAAACAATGGTGTTAACTCCTGAAGATGCTTTTAAAACATTTACAGAGACAGATATGGATATTTTAGTTATTAACAACAAAATGTATTACAAAAATGATAAAATTGATTAAACGCTGGATTGATAAATGGAAACATAAGCGTAAAATGAAAAAAAGAATTGAGCAATTAAAGAAAAATGATCCATTCATTTATAAACACTAGTTATGATATATTGGTTAACAGGACAGCCTGGAGCAGGTAAAACAACATTAGCTACATGGCTCGCAGCTCATTTCGCTGGCAAAGCAACTATGGTAGATGGTGATGATATTAGAGCAATCTTTGATAATAAAGACTATTCAGAAGCAGGAAGAAGAAAAAATATAGAATTAGCGCAAAATATAGCTAAATTTATACATCATAAAGGAGGAATAGCTATTGTATCATTAGTATCACCATATATAGATCAAAGAAATGATTTTAAAATACAGATGGCTGAAAATTTAAAAGAAATTTATGTACATACTTCAGATATTAGAGGTAGAGAACAATTTCATGTATCAAACTATGAAGCTCCAACAGAGTATTTTGTAGACATTAATACAACAAACAGATCAGAATTTGAAACATTTCAAGAATTAAGACAAAAATTAGGTTTATGAAAAATACATTAGTAGAAGCAGCTCACAAATCAGGAACATGGGCTATGTTTATTGGTCGTTGGCAACCGTGGCATGAAGGTCATCGTTGGTTAATTGACCAAGCACTTAATGAAGGTAAAAATGTAGTATTGTGTATCCGTGATGTTCCTAAAAGTGAAAAAAATCCTTGGTCATCATTTGAAATTATGTTAAACTTACATAATGAACTTCAAGATCTTATAGATGATGGAAAAGTAAGAGTAATGATTATTCCTGATATTGAATCTATCAATATTGGTAGAGGAGTAGGATATGATATTATAGAACATGTACCACCTCAAGAAATTCATGATATCTCAGCAACTAAGATTAGAGAGCAAATGAAAAATGAAGGTAAGTTATGATAGTAGAGAAAAAACGACATATAGCAAAAACTATTAGTTACCGTGTTATTAGTACATTAATTGGCTTTACAACAATGCTAATTATTACAGGTTCTATTAAAGCTGGTGCTGCTTTTGGTATAGCAGAATTACTATGGAAACCAATTCAGTATTATGTTCATGAGCGAATTTGGTATAAATGGATTAAATATGGCTTAAAGAATTAGTAAATTTTGTATATTTATATACACAAATAACAAAATAGATGAGAACAGTTTTATTAGGCTCTGACTTTATGTATAATAATGATGGTAATCTTGTACCAATTGAAATAAATACATCTATTGGATGGAGCGGATATGACAAATTAGAGTCTGATGAAGAAGCATTAGATCTAACTGGTTTAATAAATTTTATTGAAGAACATAATTTCACTAAAATTGAGTATATAGGTAACATTGATTCTTTTTTTCATAACCTCACTGGATCTATTTCAGTTCCATGTGAAATGCATAGACAAAATCAAGGATCTATTACTATTCCTAATATTGAAGATAATGATGAAACTTTAATTATTAGAAGTGCTTATGATACTACAGCATTAGTAGATGATCAATATTGTAAAGATAAGGTTAATTTCCTTAATTTAATTAAGAATTCTTCATTTGGTCATGAATTTGCCTATATAGATGAAGATGGTAACCTAGTAAATAATATTACTACTATCCTAGATAATAATAACCACCCAAATTTCTTATTAAAATCAATATTACCTGATTATGATAAAGAAGTATATCCTAAGTTATATAAAATTTCAACTCAAGAAGAATTAGATACTTTAGCAAGCACTATAACTGATGGTTATTTTTTAATGCCTTATTATTATAACACTAATAATATACAAGAAGGACATGTGTCTATTATTAGATCTTTGAATATATTATTCCCACCAAATCTAGAGTCTATTTATGTGGGATCTTATCATAGAATTTGTGAAAATAGTATCTATGATAATGCTGAGTATGATGAAAATCTTGAACTGAAACCAGAATTTAGAGAACAATATGTAACAGGAACTAAAAGAGTATTTAAACCTAAGTTAGATGATACAGATTTAGTTGAAATGGCTGATGGTACTTTTAAAACAGCTGCTGAATTAGAAGTTGGTGATTTATTAAAAACTATAGATATTCCAAACCCATTCAATGTTGATAATAGAGATGAATTAGCAAATTTTAGAATATCATATGATGAGTTAGCAGCAGGTGCTACATATAGTACAAACGCTATAACTTTTAAAAAACGAATAAGCACAAGAACTCATCTAGTAACTGTTAAATTCACTGATGGTACTGATTGGTTAGATTATGCCGCGTCAAATTATTTAACTGAAAGAGATGGGGAAATTAGATTTCTTGAAGCACAACAATTATTAGCAGGAGATAAATTTATACTAATTGATACTTCAACTCCAGATGTAGTTTCTTTCATTGAAAAAACAGTTGAAAGTATTGAAGGAAATATGCAATTCTTTAGTGGATGGGATATCACAGTAGAAAGAGCTCACTTATTCTTAACTAAGGAAAGTGGAGATTCTTCAAGTTCATATGTAGCTATAGAACATAATGTTATCAGTTGTTATAGATTTAATTATAACTGCGGACAATGTTGGCAACAGTGTGGTGATTGTAATAAATATCAAGGTTGTTATTATTACACCTGGTGGAATCCTTGGGGATATTGCGGAGTACTATGTTAATACTAAAATATAAATTATATGGCTAAAATACTTACACAAGAAGAAATTGATAGTATGAATAATACAATGACTCAAATAGGAAATTTGATTATTGTAGCTAATTCATAAAACTAAAAATAATATGGGTTTTGATTTAAAAGAAATAGCTCAGTCTTGGCTGATAGCAGCTAATCCATCTACAATACAAAAGGAATTAGCTCAAAAAAGATATTCTACTTGCCTAGAATGTGAACATTATAGAGAAACTAGACCAATAACCCACGATGAACATTGTGATGACTGTGGATGTCCTTTAAGTAAAAAAATATTCTCACCAAAGTTTGACGCTTGTAAGCTACATAAATGGCTTGATGTAGATACTCAATACAAAGGAATATATTTTAATAAACAATCCAAAAACAACAAAACGCTTTTATAATGTTAGTTGATAATAAGTTTTATTTTATCTCTTTACCGAGATGTGCTTCTACTAGTTTTATGATTTCCTGTCTAAAACAAGGTATTAAAATTAATCATGCTCATTCTAACTTAGATGATCAAAAACAAATAGATTTAGAAACAATGTCTAATGAGGAAATTGCTGATAGTTTAGCTCATGGGCATGAAAGTATTATTGACTTAGAAAAAAAGTTTGGTAAAGGATACGATATTATATCTATAAAAAGAGACAAATATGATCAATTTATATCTTTATGGAAACATATTTTAGATGAAATATGCCGAGTAAAGGATATAGATAATTATAATATCCTTAAAGAATTAAATGAAGATGATATACTTTTCTATACTTCAAATGATACACTCAACCCAGAAGATGTTAATAGGATTTTTTATGATTTCATGAAAAGACTTAAAATAAAATCATGGCATCCATACACAGAAAATGCTATAAAAATATTATATCCACATATTTCTATTTATCATGAAAATTATGAAAACATAATTTGGTTTGATATTAAAAATCTAAGTGAATTAGAAACATGGGTATCAAATAAATTAGATAAACCGTTTAAACTAGAAAAAATAAATTCAAGTCAACATTTTGATTGTGGTTTAAAAAATACTAAAAATTTTAGAAAAAAATATGATAGTATATATAATAAGTTTGAAACATATAAAAAAATAAAAACATTACTTTAGTATGGAAAAAATTTATTATGATAACTCAACTTATATCTGGAAGACAAAATTACATTTATCAAACTATAAAGACGAGTTACTAAAAGAAGCTGTTGAGACTATGACTGGTCAGCATGGATTAATGGATACATATCATCATATAAAACAAGAAGTTTTAGACAGGACTATTAATTTTTCGAGTTTAGAAACTGAAAGTATCTTTCAAAAAATTTGCAACATAAGTATCTCTTTATGTAAAGAACTTTATAGCCAAGAGGAAATCACTTACAATAATATAATACTATCTACCTGGGTGAATGTAGTACGTGGAAAAAATCCTAGACAGCCCGCTTTTACTAAAGAAGGCAATGAGAGATATCACAAGCATACTGATATTAACGAAAAGGCAGGAGCATTTGAACCTAAATATACTTTTGTATATTACATTCAGATGCCAGATGTTATGGATAATGATGATGGTGTATTATATTTTTTAGGAGAAAACAATACAGAGTATCAAATTAGACCTGAAGAAGATGATTTAATAATAATGGAAGGAGATGTACCTCATTTTCCTAATAACGCTCCTAATGCGACACTAGACAGATATGTACTAGCAGGGAATATAGGTTTTAGTAACATAAAAAAGAATAAAACATTGTTTTAATGGTAATAACATTACTATGTGAACCTAGAAGTGGTTCTACAAGTTTAGCTAATTGGTTTTTTACTAATAAAGATTTTACTGTATTATTTGAACCATTAAACCCATTATCAAAATGGTTTGTAAGTGGTCATTTTAAAGATTTTAAATATAATACTAAACATTTATTATTAAAAGAAATATGTTATCCTCATAGTAATCTAGATGATATTATAGAAATGTCTGATAAAGTTATTTTATTATATAGAGAAAATGAGATAGAACAAATTGAATCTTTTGTAAACGCCATAAATACTAAAAATTGGGATAAACCATATGTTTATAAAGGTGCTAAAGAAGAAATTTTTAACAACAATGAAAATTACTTTAAAAGATTAAAACAAGAATTTAAAGATAAATACTTTGATAAAGATTATTTTAGAATAAGCTACGAAGACTTATACTATAAAGACAAATTTCAGGATTTACTTGATTATATAAATTTAGATTTAGAAAATAAAAATTTTCCATATGGAGAAAAATATAGAATAACTACTCCATCTAATAGATTAATATGAAATATTGGACACCAGATACATTTGAAGTAGCATCATACAAATGGAGTATTAATGAGCGTAAAAATAAATCATATACTACATCAGGATCAGATAACACAGGAAAATGTACTTATACTTATAATTCATTAGGATTTAGAGGTGATGAACCTACTAAAAAGGGATTTAAAATAATGTCTATTGGATGTTCACACACTGAAGGAGTTGGTTTGAATGATGATGAGACATGGTCTCATCAATTAAGTAAATTAATAGATGGTGTTGATTGTAATTTTGGTTTTGGTGGTAGAAGTAATGATTATGTAGCTAGATGCTTGTTAACATATTATGATTTAGTTAAGCCTGATTTAGTGTTAATAATGTACCCGAATCAAGATAGAAGAGAATATTATACAGATGAAGGCAGTATAGAACCATTTGCTTATAAACCATGGGGACATTTAGTAGAAACAGAAGAAGGTAGAGGAATATATCAAGGTTTAATGTTAACAGCTAATAATGAAGCTAATTTTATAAATTGGTATAAAAATCATTTATTAATCAAATATTTTTTAGAAACAAAAAATTGTAAGTGGATATGGAACGGTGTTCATTTATTTAATGGGTTACAAGAACCAAATAGATTTGATGGTGATTATAGAAATTTTATAGACTATGGATCAGATGGAGCTCATTCAGGCCCTAAACATAATAAAACATATGCTAAAAACTTATATAATTTTTTAATAGAAAATAAAATTATTTAAAAACTTGGTTATCTCCTAAAAATACTATATATTTATATACGAAAAATAAAAAACCCAAAATTATGTTAACTATCATTATTATCGCATTGTTAGTAGGCGTAGCCTATTTTGTTTTTAAAAATCAAAAACCAGACGTTAAAGCAGTTGTTCATGACACTGACGATTTAGCTCCTGAATCTACTCCAGCTCCATCAGTTGTAGTTGAAATCGCAGCAGCTGAAGAAGCAAAAACTAAAAAAGCATCAGCTAAAAAGCCAGTAGCTAAAACAAACGCTAAGGCAAAAGCTAAAAAATAATTTATGAGTGAAGTAAAAAAGTTAACCGCTGAAGAATTACAATCTGTTATCAGTATTAGAGAACAATATACTAATATAGTTGTAGCTTTAGGTGAAATTGAGATTGAAAAAGCAGAATTGCTTGAAAATCAAAGAGCATTAAAACAAAAAGAATTAGCAATAGCTAAAGAATTAACAGTAAAATACGGTGAGGGTACAATTGATATCGAAACCGGAGAATTCAAATAAGTGTTGTTAGGTGTTAGGAGTTAATATAGAAGTTCCCCGTCAGCAATGACGGGGTTTCTTCGTTTTATGTTCTACTTTATATATTTATCAATAGACAAAATCTAATTAAAACATGGCGCAAGAAACATTAATTTCTCCAGGTGTTCTCACAAGAGAGAACGACTTATCTCAAATAACACAATTACCAGCATCTGTTGGTTTAGCGTTAGTTGGCCCAACTGTTAAAGGTAAACCATACATTCCTACTGTAGTTACTTCATATAGTGACTATAAGAATAGATTTGGTGGTTCATTTGTTAGCGGTGGTGCTAATTATGAATTTTTAACAAGCATTACTGCTTATAACTACTTCCAACAAGGTGGAACTAGTATTTTAGTAACAAGAGTTACTAGCGGTTCATACACACCAGCATCAGCTTCTGTAGTTTGTTCAGGTAGTGCTTACGCATTAGCTTCTTCAATGTCAATTGTTTTAGAAACAATTAACGTTGGTACAATGGCTAATAACACCGGTTCAATTTTAAGTAACGGAGCATTAAGCAACGGTAACTTAGATAATATAAGATGGGAAGTATCAAATGTAAATCCAGCTCAAGGTACATTTACATTATTAGTTCGTCGTGGTGATGATAATACAAATTCTAAATCTGTATTAGAAACATTCTCTAACTTATCTTTAGATCCATTACAACCTAACTATGTAGCTGCTGTGATTGGTGACCAATCAAAAACTGTAGCTTACGATTCTGATATGGGTGGTTATTATATTCAAGTATCAGGTAGCTATCCAAATAATAGCCGCTACGTAAGAGTTAAATCAGTTAAAGACACTCCAAATTATTTCAATAATGTAGGTGGTGTTGGAACTGAATCAGATGGTACAAGTTACTCAGCATCTTTACCTCAAGCAGGTAGTGGTTCATATGGTGGATCATTTGCTAATGCTACTGGTAATGACATTCCTTATATTGGTGCTAGTTTATTTCAAAATAATTCATCTACTTTACCTCAAGGTATTCCAGTTGGCAACTATGCTACTGCAAGCAATATCTTAAGTAATAAAGATGAATATGATTATGAATTAATAACTACTCCAGGTTTACAACACGCTGATCACGCTACAGCTCAAAATAACTTTATTTCAAATGCTGAAGCAAGAGGTGATCATTTCTATATTATGGATTTAACACCATATAATGCTTCAATTGGTACTCCAGTAACTGAAGCTCAAGAAATGGATACTAACTACGCAGGTGCTTATTGGCCTTGGGTTCAAGTATCATCTCCAGAAACTGGAAGAAACGTATGGGTTCCTGCTTCAACAATTATGCCTTCAGTTTACGCTTTCAATGATAATGTAAGTGCTGAATGGTTTGCACCAGCAGGTTTAAACCGTGGTGGATTAGGTGGTGTTATTCAAGCAGAAAGAAAATTATCTCCAATCAATCGTGATAATTTATATGCTGGTAAAGTTAACCCAATCGCTACTTTCCCTAACGTAGGTGTAACAGCATTTGGTCAAAAGACATTACAGCAAAAAGCTAGTGCTTTAGATAGAATTAATGTTCGTAGATTATTGATTGCTTTAAAACGCTATATTGGTAATGTATCTAAAACATTAATATTCGAACAAAATACAACTGTAACAAGAAATAGATTCTTATCTCAAGTTACTCCATACTTAGAATCAGTACAACAAAGACAAGGTCTTTACGCGTTCAAAGTAGTAATGGATGAAACAAACAATACAGCTGATGTAATTGATAGAAACCAATTAGTAGGTCAAATCTATTTACAACCAACTAGAACAGCAGAATTTATCTTGTTAGATTTCAATATCTTACCAACTGGTGTAGAATTCGGAGCTTAATTAAAATAAAATAATGGAAGATAAAAAAATACAAGAGTTTGACAATGATGCAGCAGCTGATAAGGCAGCTGCATCAGTTGAACCCTCTTTAACTAAATTAGCATCTGCTGTGACTAACGCTAAAGATTACTCTAGAGTAATTGAGGCGATAATGAAATGGTTAAAAAATAAAAAAGGTTCTCAATTATCTGGTCTTGATAGTAACCCTAACTATAAAATGATTATGAGTTATTTAAACAAAATGCAATCAGATATTGAAAATGATCAAAAACAACCTCAACAACCTGTTGCGCAGAAATAATAATTAATAATATTTATATAAAATAACAATACAATGGCAGTATTAGACCCTACAGAAATAATGTTCACAGCATTTGAACCTAAAGTTCAGAATCGCTTTTTAATGTATATTGATGGTATTCCATCTTATTTAATTAAGAAAGCATCTTCTCCATCATTCAACGCTGGTGAAATCGTGTTAGATCATATCAATGTTTACCGTAAAGTAAAAGGTAAAGTTCGTTGGAATGATATGACTTTGGAAATGTACGATCCTGTAACTCCAAGTGGTGCTCAAGCAGTAATGGAATGGGCTCGTTTGGCTCACGAATCAGTAACCGGTAGAGATGGTTATAGCGATTTCTATAAAAAAGATTTACGTTTAGATATCTTAGGACCAGTTGGTGATGTAGTAGGTGAATGGATCATTAAAGGCGCTTACGCAAAAGAAGCTAACTTTGGTGAAATGGATTGGGCAAATGAAGCTTATCTTTCTATCAGTGTAACTATAGCAATGGATTATTGTATCCTTAACTACTAATAGTACTAAACAATTATTTAAAGAGCCATCCATTTGGATGGCTTTTTTTATCTTTATATATTTATATATATAAAACAATAAAAACGTTATGGAACAAAAGTTCAAATACCCAACAGAACAAATTGAATTGCCTTCTAAAGGCTTAATTTACCCAACAGAATCCCCATTATCAAAAGGTGTACTTGAAATGAAGTATATGACAGCGAAAGAAGAAGATATTCTTTCAAACTCTAACTTTATTCGTCAAGGAACTGTTATTGATAAGTTATTACAATCAATGATTGTAACACCAGATGTTGATTACAATCTATTATTGAATGGTGATAAGAATGCTATCTTAATTGCCGCTCGTATTTTAGGTTATGGTAAAGATTATGAATTTGCTTACACTGATCCTAAAACAGGAGTGACTGAAAAAGCAACAGTTGACTTAACCGCATTAGAACCTAAACAAATAGACGAAACTCTATTCACACCAGGTAAAAATGAATTCAGTTTTGAATTACCGTTTTCTAAAGTGTTAGTAACATTTAAATTATTAACTCATGGTGATGAGAATAGAATTGAGAAAGAAATTAAAGGTTTAGAAAAAATTAATGCTCAAGGTTCATACGATGTTACAACACGTTTAAAACATACTATTATAGCTGTTAACGGTGATAGAGATGTATCCACAGTTAGAGAATTTGCTGAAAACATGTTAGCTAGAGATGTTAAAGCATTACGCGCACAAATTAATAAAGTGATGCCTGATGTTAATATGAGAGTTGATGCTGTTAAAGCTAGTGGCGATGTAGTGGAGGGCATCGACTTACCAATAGGAGTTAGCTTTTTTTGGCCTGACGCCGGAGTATAAAAAGGTAATACTAGACGAGATATTTATTCTTTGTTATGGTAGTCATGGTGGTTATACTCATGATGAAGTATATAATATGCCTATAAGATATAGAAGATATTACATACAACGATTGAATGAAACTGTAGACCAACAAAATGAAGAAATAAATAAAAAATTTAATCCACAACGTGGTGAAACACAGTCTCCTGAGAAAAAACCGCGAGAACCATTACCAATACCAGATTTTGCAACTAAAACAAGAGCGCCTAGAAAATAGGTGCTCTTCATATTTATACACGATATAAACTACTTAAGTGAATGGCTACTGAGCAAGAAATACAATTACAGAGTGCTTTAAATGAACTTATTAAAGATCAACGAGATTTAATTAGGGAAATTAATAATGAACTAAAAGGCGGTATTAACTATACTAAGGAAGTTAGAAAACAATATAGCGCTTTAGAAAGTATATCTGATACATTAAATGATGATGCTGAATCATTAGTAGAATTAACTGAAAAACAATTAGAAAAAGAACGATTTAGAGCCACTAAAGCTTTAGAAAGATTAAAATACTCAGCTCAAGAATTAGCTAAAAATAAAGAACAAATATTAGCTAAACGAGATCTAACTGATCAAGAAAAAATTCTTTTAGCTGCTTTAGAAAATCAATTTGCGTTTGAAAATGAATTATTACAAACAGTTAATGAAAGAATTGATTCTCAAAAAAGTTTAAATAAAGCAGTTGGTCTAACAGGTACATTACTTAAAGGATCAGCTGGTTTAATGGAGAAAATAGGTTTTAGTGGTACAATTGTTGAAGAGTCTCTTAAAAAGGCTAAAGAAGCAGCATACAATAAAGCTAAAGCATTACAAGAGTCAGGAAAAAATATGGACTCTTTAAGTGTTAAAACTAAAACCATGGCTGCTGGTATTAAAAGTTTAGGTGGAAGTATACTTAAAGCTTTTAATGATCCTTTAGTAATATTAGGTTTAACAGTAGCATTATATAAAAAGTTATTTGATATAACTAAAGAACATGATGAGTTATTAACTAAGACAGGTCGACAGCTTGCTATGAGTAAAGAGCAGACTCGAGAAATGTATGAAAACTCTTACAAGTACGCTGCTTCTCAACATGATGCTTTTGTTAACGCTACACTTTTATTAGAATCACAATTAGCATTAAATGAAGCTTTAGGAACATCAGTTAACTATGGAGATAAAAGTGCTGAGACATTTGCTCGTCTAACTCATTTTTATGGTTTAAGTGCTGATCAAGCTGGTAAATTAGAAGAATTAGGTCGTGAGCAAGGTAAAACATCTGCTGAGGTTCTTAAAACTACAATTGCTACAGCGGGGCAACAAAAACTACAATTTGGTGGTGCTATAAGTTATCAAAATGTATTAAAGAAAGTAAGTAGTGTAAGTGGTGAAATATTAACTAAATTTAAAGGTAATACAGAAGCATTAGTTAAAGCTATAATGCAGGCTGATAGATTAGGATTATCTTTAGAGCAAGTAGATAAAGTTGGTGAGTCACTACTTAATTTTGAATCATCAATTGAAGCAGAATTAAAAGCAGAATTACTAACAGGTAGAGCTATTAATCTAGAAAAAGCTAGGTCAGCAGCATTATCAGGTAAAACAGAAGATTTAACAAAAGCAATAGTTGAAGAAGTAGGTAATATTCATGAGTTTGAAAAAATGAATGTTATCCAAAGAAAAGCATATGCTGAAGCATTTGGAATGTCAGTTGGAGAAATGGGTGATATGCTTCGTAAACAACAATTTGAAGCTCAATTAGGAGATAAAATTAACGCATCAGCTGAAGAAAAACTTAGATACGCTAAAGAACATGGTATAGCTATGTCTGATGCAATTCAACAAGATCTTGAACAAAGAAGTTTAGCTGAAGAACAACATGAAGTATTTAAAAGACTAAAAGATATTATTACTAGAATAACAACAGGCCCAATGCTTGAGTTTTTCAAATTAATTGAAAAAGCACTTCATGGTGTGACTAATATACTTAGTGCTTTTGGAAAAATGACAGGTGGTGGATTAGGAAATGCTTTAGGAGCGGCTTTATTAGGTGCTCCATTATTACTAAGTGGAGTAAAATTAATAACAGGTGGTTTAAGAGGTCTAATAGCAGCTCCTGGTACTCGTTTTAACCCAGGCTATCAATATGTTTTAAATGGTGGAGGTGCTGTACCTGGAATGCCAATGGGAGGAGGAGCAGGAACATTCTATAAAGGAGGACAATTTCTTCCAGGTGGTGGTAGAGCCCCAGCTGGTGGTGTGACAATACCTCCTGCTGGAGCACCAAAAGGTGGATTTTTTGGTTCACCTAAAGCTATGGGTGTAGGAATGGGATTAGGACTTGGTGGTATGGCATTAACAGCTGCTTCATCAGGTATGGAACCAGGTGGTGCTAAAAATGCTGTTGGATTCTTAGGTGGTGCTGCAGCTGGAGCAGGAATGGGTATGATGTTTGGTCCATGGGGTGCAGCAATTGGAGGTTTAGTTGGTGGTATTGGCGCTTTAGTTTCTGGTTTAGAAGCTGATAGACAAGCACAGAAAGAAAAAGATGACGCTAGAAATGCTGCTCAAGCAGAAGCTGATAGACAAACACGTGAATTAATGGAAAATTTATCTGTTAGACCAATCCAATTAAGCATGAGTAATAAAACAATACAAGAATGGAACTCAAATTCTCAACAATACGGTGCTAACCCAGCTTATTCTTAACATATTTATATTAAACATAACATCATGGCATTATTTGATAAACTAAAAACAGGCTTATTTGGATTAAAAGGACAACCAGGTCCAACATTTGAAAATGAAGGACAACGTGCTTCATCTAATATCCACGCCTTATCTAAAAATAACACATTAATATCTTCTCAAGATTTAATATCAGGAAGATCAACAGGTAAAACTAAAGTTAAACCTTCTGGTTTAGACTTAAATGGTAAAACACCTGAATCATATACAAAGAAATTAACAACAACTTCCACTTCAACTAAGTTAGTTAGCAATTTAGGTTTAAAAGGACAAACAGGTCCTAAATTTGAAAGTGAAAGTCAATTAGCAACATCAGATATCCAAGCATTAGCTAAGAAAAATGCTTTACAAAGTTCTCAAGACTTATTAACTGGTAGAAAATACGGTAAAGGAAGATTTTCAGTATTTGTTCCTGCATCTAAATTAGATGGTAATGGAGTACCTATTAATGGAACATACAAAGATAAAGGTCCTAAAGAAGGTAAATACTAAATTAAGTACTAAATGCCGTTTTCAACTCTAGATAAAAATTGGTCTAACCTAGCTCAATACTATAATACTGAAACTAACGGTAAGTTTAGTAATCCAGGTAATGTCACTTACACATCCAAACCATTCACTCCTGGTCTTAGATACAATACTGGAGATTTTGATGATGGTTTAATTAGAGGAGGAGCCATTAATGCTGGTATATCAATACTTAAAGATACAGAGCGTGTTGGTAAATTTTTCTTTTCTACAAAAGGTATTTTATTTACAGTTAAACAATTAGGATTACAACAAGCTAATCCTCAATTAGAATCAGAATTTCCAGGTACTAACAGTATATTAGATTCTACCAAATGGTATAGTCCTCTTAATACTCTTATTCAAGTTCCAATCAACGCTATAGGTGGTCACTTTACAAGACATGGTTTAATCCCTAGAGGTTCAGTAGGATTTTTTAATGGAAGTAGCAAAGGAAATGGGGGATATAACTATGAAGCAATTGCTACACTTAATAATGATCGAACTAAAACTGTTAACTTAATAGAAGGAAACGCTAATAGATTAGTTGATCATTATGCTACAATAATATCAAATCCTAGTGGACAACAGAATCTACTTAAATATGGAGGAGGAGCTGCTTCAGTATATGGTTTAGGAAGAACTGAAATTAATACCACAAAAATAAGAACAACTTTTGGTAATTCTTTATCAGATAACTTAGAGTTAAAATTAAATGGGTTTAGATTATTTTCTAATATTAGAATAAATGCTGCTACACAAGCTGATTTAAATTCAACTTTAGCAAATCAATTATATAATTCTCCATTATATAAAAATAGAGTAAACGCAGGAGACGGAAATGGAAATTTATCAACAAGTTATGATATTGAATCTAGAATTGGAGTATCTTCTGGAAATAGAACAACTAAAGAGTATGATTATGTAGATGGTTTTGCTGGTGATGCTGATGTACTTTTTGTCTCTAAAGAAACAACTAAATATAATGTAGATGCTATTAATGTTATCACTGTAACAGATAGTAAAACATTTTATGATAATTCATTAACTAGTAACAATGATCCTGAACTACCATCATGGACTTTAGAAAAAGGAAACCAGAATATAGATGGTAAATTTGGTCGTGATATAATTAAGTTTAGATTTGAATTTTTAAATAATGATAATCCTATATCTGGAGGTGCTATTAATACAGATGTTTTAGCATTTAGAGCATATTTAGATGATTTTCAAGATGGAATGAATGCTAAATGGGATTCATATCGTTATATGGGACGTGGTGAAGAATTTTATGTATATAATGGATTCACAAGAGATATAAGCCTAGCGTTCACTATATACGCTCACACACCAGAAGAAATGGCTCCAATATATAAAAAATTAAATTATCTATTATCTACATTTACTCCTGATTATTCAAAAAATGGAAAAATGAGAGGTAATATAGGTTATTTAACTGTAGGTGACTATCTATATAGACAACCAGGAGTATTTACTGATATTAAACTATCAGGAATGTTAGATACTCATTGGGAAATCGCTTATAACGGCCCTGAAGTTGGAGGTGTTGATCAATATGAAGTACCTAAACATATTAAGGCTACTTTATCATTTAAACCAATCCATACTTTCTTACCAAGAAAAGCTCAATATAAAGACGGAGCATCAGTATTTAATACCCCATTTGTTACCCTTGATAAAAAAGCATACCCCGCACAAGCTGGTCAAAGAAAAAATAGTAAAGGTGAAATCATAAAAGATGCATCTAACAAATATTTAGACTAATCTAAATTCTTAAATAAAGTCATATTTATTATCATGGAACGCTATGATAATACTCCCATAATACAAACTGTACCAAGTGTGCAATATCCAAAAATAACCAGGTATCGTGCCTCAACTCGATATCCAGATATTCCTTTTTTGGAGAGTGATGTTTTTTTACTTACATTACGTGGAGATAGATTAGATAATTTAGCATACCAATTTTATGGTGATTCAACATTATGGTGGATACTATCTATAGCTAACCCTGATTTACCAAATGATTCATTATATCCAACTCTTGGTTTTCAATTAAGGATACCAAATGATATTACTCAAATATTAAGTGATTTCGAACAATTAAATAGCTAAATCGTGTTATGTCTATATTTAAAAGTACTCTTAAGCCTGAAATAGCTGCCCAACTTAAAGCTCGAGAAATTATAGTATCATCAGATACTCGCAGTGATGACTTTTTAAGATACACTAGTGGAAAGAATTCTTGGGTTAGAATGACATCATTTGTTAATTATGATGACCCTAAAGGTAAGTATAAAGGCGATCAATTATCTAGAAAATATGTCTTAGAGGGCGGTACTTTATATAATAATAAAAATAATAACTTATATTCTTTAAGATCAGGTGTAGGAAAAAAAGATGGTATATATGCTAGTGATTTAGATTTCAATAACGCCGCGAATATAAGCGATATTCAGAGTGGACTAGGAGTTGATAGACCTTTTGGTTTAAGACCTATGCCAGGTATTGTTAGTGCGAATGTGATAAATAAAAGTGCTTATGGTTCTTTAAGAGAAGCAACTATTCAATTCTACGCGTGGGATAAACATCAATTAGAAGAATTAGAACTTCTATTTATGCGTACTGGTTATACAGTATTTTTAGAATGGGGTTGGTCTCAATATATAGATCATGACGCGGCAGGAGCCAAAGGAATTAATACTGCTCCAGGTAATATTAAAGTTAAAAATTTTGATACTATCACATTTAATCCATTTTCAACATCAATTAAAGAAGATGTTATATATGATAAAATAGATAAATCTGTATCTAGTACTAAAGGTAATTATGACGCTATGTTAGGTTTTGTTAAAAACTTTTCATGGCAACTAATGCCTAATGGTGGTTTTCAATGTACTACAACTTTAATATCTAGAGGAGAAACAATAGATAGTATTAAAGCAAGTGCTAATCCTTTTACAATTTTAGGTTCAGACCCTGATCCTCAAATTCAGTCTGGTCTTACTCAACCCCAACCTGTATATAGCTTATTTGAAAAAATATTTTTAAATCTGATAGCGCATGTTAATGAAGGTGAGTTTGTTTCTGGGTTCACATATGATGGTATTAATCTAACAGGTTCTTTAGATATACCTGGTGCTACTCAAGCTCAAAGAGTTCAATTACAACAACAAGCAGAAGATACATTTAATAAAATAAATGGAGAGATAGCTAAAACTAATTTTAGAGCTGTAAATGGTGATGGTAAGATTTATAATAAACAAATTAATGATTTATCTTCTCGATTATTTCTTAAATTTTGTGATGGTGATACTGAGGGTGTAGGTATTGAATATATTTCAATGAATGCATTTTTAGCTATATTAAATAAATTTTTTCTTATAAAAGATAAAAATACTAAAGATCCTGTAGTTACTATTTTATTAATGGATGAGGTCCCTTGCCTAGCCAGTGAAGACTCAGTTAGTATTGATCCATCAACATGTTTAATTAATAACCCTTTAGCAACAGTTGTATGTGACCTTAGTACTGGATTTGTTCCTGATATATATTCACATGTTGAATTAAGTGGTGGATCTCCAATAACAACACAATCTTCAATTGATGCTGGATCTAATTTTCTTATTAATGGAACTAGTATTGGAGCTATAGATCATATCTTTATAGGAATAAATCATATTATCCAAAGGTATAGAGGATTATCAGGTGGACCTAATGGAGTTGATGTTATTACCTTATTACAAACTATATTAGATGATATTTCTTTTGCTTTAGGTGGAATCAATGACTTTAAATTATATAATAATAGAAATACAGTTCAAATTATAGATGTTAAATATTTTGGAAATGAAAAGAAAGATTCTAAATTTAAATTTGATTTAATAGGATTAAAAAGTATTTGCAGAGATGTAAAAATTAATTCTCGTATATTTTCTGAGCAATCCACTATGATGGCTATTGGAGCTACATCTGCTAATCCTGGAAAGAATTTAGGAGATATTTATTCTTCTACTCAAGCTTATTTTAATAAAGGTTTAACAGATAGAGTTTTATCTACAGAATATAATACAGTTGATCCAAAAACTATTACAGCCACCGCTCCAGATGGTACTGTAGTATCAGGTCCACAATTTTATTATGTTTCTTTATATAACCAAATTGTTGCTTTAGCAACTTATTTGCAACGAAATGTATTAGGAACATTAAACAATAGTGCTAATTATCATGTAACTAAATTACCATCTCAAGCCGATGTGATAAATGCTGGTAGTTTATTAAAAACAATGCATTACCAAATAAATGGTAAAGATGTTGACTTTAAATCATTAATTCCTTTTGAGTTAGAAATTACTCTTGATGGTATTGGTGGATTAGTAGTAGGACAAATTTTTACTATTGATAAATCTATTTTACCTAAAGATTATTATAATAAAAATCTTGGGTTTGTTATTACTGGTATATCTCATGCTTTACAGAATAATGATTGGACCACAGTAATTAAAACTCAAATATGCTTACTAGAAAATGAAGGTATAGCCGCTAAATATTCAAATCCAGTTGATAGAACTAAATTAAAAGGAATAATCGCTAGTCTTAAAACATCATCAAGTGCTGTTGGAATTTTATTAAGTGCCTTAGCTGATTTTATGGTTCATCAAATGTTTGTGTATTTTTTACTTGATAGAGATAATGCTGAATTTAAAGGAAATCAAGCTCTTTTAGATATAAGAGGCAATGAAAAAGCTGTAAGTGATCTTAGTTACGCTATATATTTTGGAAGTGTAGTAGATGATCCAAACTGGACAAAAATGATAGGGACCTCTACCACGGTCCCTCCAGCTATAAAACTCCCATCAGCTTCTTGGACTAAATATTATCATGCTAAATATAAAGCAGACCAAATGGCTGATTTAACTTTAGTTAATGATCCATACAACTATGTTCGTAGAGGCTTTTCAACAATAGTTACAGTAGATAAAATAGATGAGTATTTACGAAATTGGTTTGCTGTTCAACAAAAAAATCCAATAAATGCTTCTGATCCCTACTTCCCAGCTGATTATAATGCTTTTATTACAGCTGGAGGTACAATAACTTTTAATGTTGCTAATTTTAAAAATCTATTGATAGGAGGAGCTGATTATAATAAAGCATTTGAAGCTAGTACAAAATCAAACCCAGCTGTTATATCAGATGCATGGAGTAAGTTTTGGTTAAGTAGAATAAGTCCTAGTGGGTATAATTTTCAAGTTAGCCCATTCACATTTGTTACTACAAATACAAATGATGAAGCACCATTTGTTGTTGAGTCTGTATACACTTCAGCTGATGAGCCTTATCTATCAACTGCTGATCAAAACCAATATAAAAACGGAACAGTTGGTGATATTAGAAAAATAGCTGTTCATCCTTATACAGTATATAGTGATTATATCCAACCAGGTCGAGCAGGTACAGGTAAAATAGAATATAAAGCTAATTACACAAAATTAAAATCAACAGCTTTTGATGACGCGTTTAATAAATTTGCTGATTTTTTAAGAGCAAATCAAGCACAGCTTGGAATAACATCAGGCTTAGCTATTCCAGTGGGATTTTCATTTCAAAAATATAACCTAGAACGAGTGAAATAATGTATATTCCTAAATCAGCCATAACAGAAACAGGATTTGATCAATCGTCTAGATTTACGGTTGTATCATCTAATCTTCCATACTCAGGGTATTATCATAAAGATAGTACTGGAAAGTATTGGTCAGGACAGGAACATACAGAAACATCTGTTTTATTAAAAGATAATATTATTAATTTAGATATTAATAACATTATAAAAAATAATAGAATAAATTATGGTTTCACAAAAACCTATAAAAATAATTTAGATACACCATTATATAAAAATGAATATACTGTTCCAACAGATGACGATTATAATAATGGTTATTATACTCGTTATATAGCTCAACTAAAAGCATCAACAACTCCTCATATAATAGAAATAAGTAAAACTACTTATGATAATTTATTAAATAATCCTAATGCTCGTAAAGCGTATAAAACTACTGAGGTATTATGGAAGTTAACAGGTCCATATAAAGATGTTTATCAAAACAATGTAAAAGTAGATAGTGGTATTAAAGATACTAATATTCGTTCACTTCATGAAGGAGAAAAAATTATAAGTGGATTATCTTTATTTTTAACAAACCCAACTCAATATACTAGATTTGAAGATTATGTTGAAGAAGAATCATATCTTCCAAGTTTATTTGGAGTTATTGATTTAGGAGTTATACGTGAAGAAGTAGACATGTCTGTTTCTCCAGCTGCTACTCCAAGTAATACTCCAAGTGTGAGTGTTACTCCAACAGCAACACCTTCAAATAGTGTGACACCAAGTATAACACCTACAGTAAGTGTAACTCCAACTATTTCAATAAGTGCCACTCCTAGTGAGACACCTTCAAATAGTGTAACACCATCAACAAGTGTTAGTGTAACTCCTAGTACTAGTCTTAGTGCAACTCCAAGTATCACTCCTACAATTAGTACTAGTGTAACTCCTAGTATTACTCCTACAATTACTATAACACCTACTATTAGTATTACTCCTACTATAAGTGAGACACCATCAATTAGTGTCACACCTACTGCCACATCAACTCCTAGTATTACTCCTACAATTACTGCTACACCAACTATATCTGTAACTCCTACAATTAGTGAAACACCTAGTATTACTCCAACTATTAGTATAACACCAACTATTAGTATGACTCCAAGTATAACACCTACAGTTAGCGTAACACCTACTATATCAGAGACACCTACAATAAGTGTTACACCTAGCATTACACCTACAATTAGTGTGACTCCAACTATTAGTGTTACACCTAGTATTACATCTACAATAAGTGTGACTCCAACTATTAGTGTAACTCCAACTGTTACTTCAACTATAAGTGTAACACCTACAATTAGTGTAACTCCAACAATAACTCCTACTATTAGTGTAACACCTACAATAAGTGTGACTCCAAGTATAACAACAACACCAAGTATCACACCTACTATTAGTATAACACCTAGCACATCTACAATACCAATCACACTTAGTATATCAGCTGGCTGTGCTGGCGGAGCAAATACAGGTATTATTTATGCGCATAATTTTAGTGGTGGTAATAGCAGTTATGTTTATATTGCTATAAGTAATATTTCTTCAGCTGATGCTCTTAATAGACTTGATAACGCTGGAACAAGAAATGATATAGGAGCAGGAATTGACTACACTTATAATTCTTTATCAAATGGTACATACTTTGTAGCTATTTCTGATTCAGCAGGCAATAAGGGTGTAAGTTCAGGTAATTTGGTATCTTGTTTTGATCCATCACCATCACCTACTAGAACACCTAGTGTAACACCTACTGTGACACCTAGTATAACTCCTTCAACAAGTGTTAATAGAGCACCATCATACACATATCAAGCATATCAAACATGTTATGGTAATACTCTATATGTTGTTTATTTAGATACAAATCCTAATTCATCCACATATAACAACTACTTCGCTGGACAAGGTACATATAATTTAGGTACAAGTGCTCCACCATCAGGTAGTCTATCTGCGGACTGGACTGTTGTATTTGGTACATACAGTTGCTATGGTACTTGTAATAAGTACTATGTAGAAAAAGATCTTAATCCTTGTTCTGCTACTTATAACCAAGAAAGACAAGGTGGATTAGTTGAAGCTAATTCTACTTATTGTGGAGGTTGTTGTGGTCAATCAACTACTGCTAACTGGGTAAATAATGGATCTGCTTTCTGTTCTGATAACTGTGTAGCATATCAACCTCAAATTGATAACAATCCTTGTAGTGCAACATATAACCAAACTAGAAATTACTATTTAGGTTCAACTGCTCCTTGTAACTATGATGCTAATTACTCATCTGCAGTTGGCACATTATATGTGTGTAATGTTTCTGGAGGAGGTGTTAATTCATACACTGTTTATGAAAATACAAATGATTGCTTTACTGGAAATCAATTCTATTCTAATGGAAACAGTTACGCAACAAACCCAAGCAATAGCTCCCCAGATACAACTCAAAACTGGCAACAAAATGGAGATAACTATTGTTCAGGTGTAGATTTATATCAACCACAAATTCAAACTAATCCTTGCGCGATTAATTATAATGGAGTTAGAGATCATTTAATTGAAGCTAATTCTGATACTTGCGCTGAAGTATATGTATTAAATAACTGTCTAGATAGTTCAACTGGATATTCTATTGTATATGCTAAAAATACATTTGAAGTAGGAGATAGAGTAACTTCTGGCGGAGTAACTTATGTTATTGATTCTTTAGCTGGTACAAACTTAGCAGGATCTCTAGCTTTAACATCTACAGGTTTAACAGGTTGCCCAGAATTTGTTCAATTCTTTGATATATGTAACTCTGCATATTACTATATAAGCGGAACTGGATATTATGGTGAGGGTGTAAGTTCTGATGCTCCAGGAGCTTGCTTAGTAACACAAGGTGTTACATCAAGTCCAAGTGGAACTCAAATTTATAACTATACTGAATCATTCTGTGAGTGTGTATAAAATAAACTTGCTGACCTAAAGTCTCTATTATATATTTAACTTAATAATTAAGGTTATGTTTTATATAATAGAGACAAAAGAACAACTAGAATATCTAGGTAAACCAGAACATGGTAAATGTTTTGTTAATATCATTACTACAAATGATAATCGTCATCCGTCTTTAACTAAACCATGTTTAGTATATTATAATGATGGAGAAAAAGGTTATATTTTACCTATCGACCATAGTGAAGCATTTAAATTAGATTGGGAAACAGTTAAGGAATTTATATCTAGCATTAACACAGTTTATGTTTTAGATAAGAAATTCCATCTATATTTCATACCAGGACATAATTTAATTGATTTTAACTTTCACAGTTACACAGACGAATCACAATTTGATACTAAAGTACATACTGACTTTAATCGTGAAAAATATTACATACAAGAGTTAAGTACACTTATCCCAATTCCTAAACATTATGAGAAATGGGAAAAGATATATAATAATTTAAAAGAACGAGCATTATTTTCTAAATTTTGGAATAATAATATGTTCTTAAATCATAATTTTACTAATGTATTTTACCAAATTGAAAAAAATGGTATAGGTATTGATCCACGTAAATTTAATAAACATTTTGAAACTACTTGGAAAGATAATTCGATTTACGGGAATACAGTTTTTACTCAATATAATCTATATAATTTAACT